TTAATACATTATTACCATTTTCATAATTAAATGTAATTAGTTTAATAACTGTACTTACTGTATTAGTTCCTTCTGTTATACCATAATCACTAAAGTAAGTAGTTATTAAACTACTTACTATTTGTGATATAGTTTTATCTTCGTATGATCTGATTATCAAAGGTCTTTCAACTAATGCTGTGAAATCTTCTGCTTTAACTGAATAAACCGCTCTATTTGGACTTACCTTTGTTATATCAACTGTTTTTATTACTCCACCCCATATATAAGTATCTTCATCATAAAAATTTATTTCTTTTAATGGTTCTATTGTTGCACCATTAGCATCTTCTATTGTAAAACTAAATGTATCTTTACCATTTATTTTTTGATCTATTGTCCATGATTTACCTATTTGTACTTCTGTTCCTACACCAGCAGCACCATCTATATATAAATGTCTTAATCCCAATTAAAACACCTCCTACTCTGTTTGACTTCTGATACCATATGATCTAAATTTACTTACTAACATTCTTCCTAATTGATCTACGTCCATATGTGAAGCATCTATCTTAAACGTTACATTATTTGGTGCTGCTGTTATTCCTTGAGGTATTCTTGCATTTATATTGGTTTCAATACCTGTCATTGTTGATCTTTGTAAAGCACCAGCCAAATTACTTCCAGCTTTAGCAAATCTAGATACACCATTATCTAAACCACCTACCATCATATCAATTAGATTAGGAATCCATTTATCCGCTGTTTTTCCTGGTCCTTCTTTTGTTGGTGATTCCCAACCTATGAAATTCTTAGCTGCTTGTGCTAATTCACCTACTTTAGCTTTAAATGCTGCTATTTTAGATGTTACACCTCTTATTAAATTACCAACTAAGTTAGCACCAGCACTAAACATTCTACTTGCAGCACCTTTTATGGCACTAACAGCACCACTAACAGCACTACTAAATTTACTTCTTAAAGTATTAACTTTAGATGTTATAGAACTTACAACACTGCTAACTGTAGACCTCATAGAATTAAAAGCACCTGATAAAGCCGATCTTGCAGAATTAACAGCACCACTTATAATTGATCTAGCTGAATTGAATCCAGAACTTACAGTTGATCTTATTGAACTAATAACACTAGATACTATTGATCTAGCTGCATTAAATCCACTTGATATGACTGATTTTATAGCATTAATTACACTACTAATGATAGACCTAGCTACATTAAATCCACTTGATACTACTGATTTAATAGCATTAACTACAGTTGTTACAATTGTTTTAGCTGCATTAAATCCAGTTGTTATAACTGTTTTAATAACATTAATTACAGTGGTTATGACTGCTTTCATTGCATTAAATACATTACTAGCATTATTTTTCATAGCATTAAATAATGTAGTAACAATGTTAACAAAACCTTGTACTATTCCAGTTACAAAACTAACAAGATTATTAAACCATTCTACAATAGCATTTACCATATCTGGAATTATTGAGCCACCAACTAATGTTTCATATAAACTTACAAAAAATGTAACAATTCCATTAATGAATCCACCAACTAAATCAATAATTGTTTGGATAGCATTACCAAGTACACCTTGCATATTTATCCATAAATTATTCCAACTTTCTTCGACACCTTCCATATTACCAGTTATAGTATTCCATATTATACCAAATACACTAGTTATAACACCTACTGCATTAGCTAACATTGCAATAAAATTATCTAATGCATTTATAACACCATTAATAGCACCAATAAGAATACCAAGTATTAAAGTAGCTAAAGCACCTAAAAATTCCAAAACTGGACCAAGTGATGCACCTAATTGTTGAAAAGATAAAACAATAGTATTTATATCAAAACTTTGAAATGTAGCTATGATTTCATTAACAACTGGTGTCATTGTCTTGAGTGCACCTTCTACAAAACCAACAACAACATCTTTAACTTTAGTTACCATTAGCCAAAAATCTTGAAGTCCTATTGCAATATTATCAATAGTTCCTTTTAATTCTGGTGGAACCATATTCATTAAAGCATTTTTAAATGTTGTAGTATCACCAGTTGATATGGCTTGAAAAAAACCTATAACTGCATTTTTAATATCAGTTATATGTGTTTTAATAAATCCAGCAGCTTGTTGAATTCCTGTACCTATAACATTAAATGCTGTTACAATTTTTGATCTTACATCTTCACTAGTAGCCAACATACCTACAAAAGCAGCAATTAAAGTACCAATAACACCGATTACAATTGTAATTGGTAAACCTATTGAAGATATTACACCACCTATGACTCCTAAACTTGCAATAACCGCACCAACTGATGTAATTAAAAAACCAAATATAGTAACTAATGGACCGATTGCTGCTACTGCTAATCCAACACCTAAAATAATATTTTGAATTGTTGGGTCTAAATTTAAAAATTTATTTGCTAAATCTTTAAGAACATCAACCACAATTTTAATTATAGGTGTAAATTTATCACCTATCATTATTCCTATTCCTTCTAATACACTGCCTAATCGTGTAACTTCACCAGCTAAATTAGCTTGCATAGTTTTAGCCATTTTATTTAATGAACCATCAGCATTATAAAGTTCTTTTGTAAATCCTGTTAATTCTCCTTTTGCTGCTGACAATAATGCTGAAAGTTCTTTACTTCTTCTAGCACCACCTAACATTTGTAAATATGTTAATCTTTGTTCATCTGTCATAGTACTAAACTTTTTATTTAAATCTTGTAATATTGTTGTAAAACCTCTAAAATTACCATGACTATCGTAAACTTCTACATTTAATGACTTCATAGCTTTACCAGATTCACCACTTTTAACTGTTAATCTTTTTAAAACAGTTATTAAAGCATGTCCAGCTTTTGTACCAGTAAAACCCCTTTTAGCTAATCCAGCTAACAAGGCTCCAGATTCTTCTAAAGGTACCTTAAATTCTTTAAATGCACCACCAGCAATCTGCATTGCTTCTAAAAATTCTCTAAGTGTTTGTTCACTACTTGATGATGATTTTGCAGCTATATCTAAATAACGTGATATATCTTTTACACCTATACCTAAAGCACCCATAGACTTAGTTACTAAGTTAGATGTTAAACCTAAATCCATCATACCAGCTTCACTGGCTCGTAATATTGGCTCTATACCTTTTTGAATTTTAGCAACATCCCATCCAGCTTTTGCCATGTGTTCCATTGCTTCTGCTGCCTGTGTTGATGTTTTAGTCGTATTAATACCCATCTTTAATGCTAATTTTCTTAAAGTTTCTATTTCTTGACCTGTGGAATCTGATGCTGCTTGTACTCTAGACATCTGTTGTTCAAATGTAACTGCTAGTTTAATTGATTGTGCAATCAAACCTAAAATCGGTTTAGTTAAAGAATTTGTTAAAGTTTTTCCTACATTGCTAACACTTGCACCAAATTTTTGAATTCTACTTCCAAGATTAGTCATTGTACTAGCTGCTTGATTACCACCATTTACTCTTAAATTTAATATTAAATCACCTATAGTAGCCATATATTTTCACCTCCTATTAATAAAGCCGATTTATAAAAAATTATAAATCGGCTTACTACTTGTTACAAAGTTAAATTACATAGTTGTTTGTCTACCTAGTTTCTTTTGAGAATCTATTATATCCTCGATTGGTACTGCTCCATCTGTATCTAATCCGTTGGTTTTCCATTTACCACCATGAAGATGTACTTCATTTTTTAAATTATCTTCTTTTCGATCTCTTATCTTTTCAATGAATAAAAACATTTGTTCCCTTGTCAACTTCCGTACATCTAAAATTGACATATTGTATTCACTCATTAATTCGTCAAAAATATTACCCCAGCCGACATTTCTTTGATTTATTTCAATCCTTGAGCTAGGGTCATTAAGTTTTTTAGATAACTATAGTTTACCTCAAATGCTTTTATTACAACAGCTATAACATCATCTTTAACTGCTTTAACTTCCCTAATATAATCTATAGTTACTTTACCATTAGTTGCTAATCCAGCTATTTTAACTAAATCAGTTCTAAGTATTGATACTAATACTTCAATTAAAGCATCGATACCAGTTTGCATAATATCGCTACCAGTTA